TCTGTATGGTAATTCAGCATAGCATTAACTGCAGAATGATTTTTTCTAAATTTATTATGTTGATCTATCATTCTTTGATCAGTAACTTTTCCTTGTGGAGTAAGTTCACCAATTACAGGAATTGAATTTGAGAATTTAGGGCTAAGACTGATAAGCCCTATAGGATAATCTGTCTCGATAAAATGTGAACCTTCAGTTTCAATAGTAATAAGAATGTCTCTATCTTTTGCAAAATGTGTTAGTTCATTAACCAATGCTGGGTGCATTGTCGGTGATCCTCCTGTTAACATCATCTCTTTTACATGTGGATTTTCATCGTATATTTTAATGATGTCGTTAAATGTAAATGTTCCCTTCTCTGGGTGAATAGAGCTATACCAGCTATCGCACCATCCCCCACTTCCGAAATAACAACGATGTGTACACCCAGTTGTTCGGATAGCTATCGTTGGCCGTCCGAAGCGACTACCTTCTGACTGTATACATCGATATAACTCAATTATCGGAAGTACCTTATTATAATCTTCTATTCTTTTCATAACCCTAATATTATTTATACTGTTTAAAATGGTAAATTATCATCATCGACACTGCTAGATTCAACGATTTCAGTTGTCTTGTAATTTTCTTGAGAAAACCAACGATTTAAAAATTCTGGGGTATACATCATAACCAATCCAGAATATGACTTAGATTCGATATGTTTACTTTCAATCTGTTCATTGTGTTGTTTTGCATAATCATATATGCGTTTCCCGATACCAACTGGTGGCGTTTTTCCGCCTAAATAATCAAATACTGTTATTAATTCGGGGTTGTTGGTGCTAGCATTGATAGCGGTAACTGATTGAGAAAATAATTCATATACATAACCATTTTCTATCCACGTGGTAACTAATCGTTTTTTATTACTCTCCATAACTTGCTGAGTTTCTTTCGTGTTCATATACTTCTACTTTGATAGCTTTTACTCGGCCATCTGTTTCTTCTTTTAAGAATGCATTTATTATATAATATAAATGTTCTGCAAATTTTTCACATCCAGTAGCTGGTAAAATTCTTAATTGAATAATACCATCTTCATGCATTTGTTTGAATTTGTCTAAATATGGATCATCTTGAGCTACAATTGTTGTATGATCTAAAAGATATGCAAAATAATCTTTTGGAGATAAACCATGTATTTTTGTTTTAGCTCGCTTCATTCCTCCAAAGTCCCATACCCAGTTACGATGATCTAATTCTCCTTCAAACCATACTCGGAATGATACTGCATATCCGTGAAGGAATTTGCAATGAGTATCCTCTGCTCGCCATTGACGGAAACAAGTTGAGTAACCATCAAATAATTTTGTTGAATTATACTTTGCCATAGTTTATTTTATTATTTGTAAATCTTTAAGTTGCTTCGATGTAAGTTTTACTATCGGTTCAACATTATCAATATTAGGAACTGGTTCAGCTAAAAACATTTCTTTAGCTGATCTTGGAGTTCTAGAAGCTTGTATTCTAGAAATTGGTTCTTTTTTAAAGAAATATCCGGAAATATCAACATACTTTAATAGTTCAATATTACCTTCAATAGTTGTTGTTCCGTTTGCTGCTTTAAGCATTGCAATTTTATATCCAAAACGGTTAGCTAACCATTTAATAAATAATACAGGGTATCTTTTCATTTTAATCTATTTTATCGTAAGTTAATTCAAAGATATCAGGTTTACAAGGATAAAATTCACCTTTAACTCCTTTGATAACATAATCACCCCAAGACAATTCCATTTTACCTTCTAATGTGTTAATAAAATGTTTTACCTCATCTTCATCTGTATTTATTATTAGAGTATCACCTAACATTTCATAAACTTGTTCAATGTTATCAGATACCCATTGAATTGCTTCAATCTCTACTGGTTTTTTTCTATAAGTTGCCATTTTATTTTAATATATTAAATTATTTATAAACTTCCAAATTTATTTTCATATATGGTTTTCACCCATGATAAAAATGTTTCCATTGAACGATCACTTTTCATTTGATTTAGATCTTTATGGATCCATTGTATATTATCTATAGTATAACCCAATAAACTATCGATCCTATCTAATGATGCCGTAGTTTTTTCATGTACGCACTTCGAAGAGATTCCTATTTCTTGCCCACGTAACGTAATATCTACGCCTGAAATCGCACACTTACCATTTTGTTGTAAATACTTATTCCATGCATCTTCTATAGTAATAGATAATTCTAAATTTCGTCCTTCTGCACCTTTAGTAATTCTACGCCAATGATCCCCTGATAAATCTCCGCATCCTTTCCAATTTGAATTAAATCGAATTCTACGTTGTTCAATATCAGAAAATTGTTTTTTTGCATCAGCTTTACGCTGTTCTCGTAATTTAGTTGCAGTTTCTACGCCATATCTCTGTTCATATGTTTTTCCATATGATGATAATGATATTTGTTTTTTCAATTCAGCATCAACCATTTCGGCATCTGGAAATTGTTGCATATATTCATTACATGTAATTCCATGGCGCTTTAAATGTGTATTCGAAATTCGATGAAAATCTTTTTTACATAATTTACATGTTACCATAATATACTTTTAATATAAAAATGTAGTTACAATTAAAAAAATATTATTGATAATGATGTATCAATGATTATGTTTACAACTAGTTGCAAATTCCATATTTTTATAAAATTCTGCTCGAGCTGCTGGATCGTCTAAGAAAGCACCGGAAAGTTTTGCTGTTTGCATTGATGCACCTCTATGTTTAACGCCTCTGCATTGAACGCAATTATGTGTTGCATTAATCATTACAGCAACGCCTAAATTACCTTCACAGATCTGATCTACAGCATTATGTACAGCAACTGTTAATTGTTCTTGAATTGAACCTCGTCTACCAAAATGCTCTACGATTCTATTTAACTTGCTAAGCCCCACTACCTTGCCATCTTTTGCAGGAATATATGCAATACTAACATTACCCATAATTGTTTCATGATGATGTGAGCACATTGATGTTACTGGTATATTACTTTCTTGTACAATTCCATCATATCCGTCACTAGGAAATGCTGTAATGCCCGACATTGGTTCATAACGTCCGCGCCATAAATCATTAACATATGCTTTTGCTACTCTGCGAGGAGTATCTGAACTGTTAGGATCTAGTTCCCAAGCTACACCTAACGCTCTTAAGAATTCACCATAATGGAATGCGGCATCGTCAATAATTTCTTGTTTCTCATCTACAGTTAATCGAGCATCTGGTCCGAACATTGCTTGTTTAATTGCAAGTTGAGTTGAGATGCCGTTTGCGAAACCAGATTGAACTAGTTCAAGATTTTGTCTTTGTTTGTCTGTCATATAACTTGTTCTAATTTATTATCTTTATAATACGATAAATTGATTTGATTTCAAAGTTTTTCTTTTACATTGTAGGATCGCCTGGAGTGTCGATACCAGATGCGTCATATTTTGGTTGGTTCAATTTAACTAAATTTACGCCAATTGTTTGTTTATCTAATGCCCAATTGGCAACAAGTCGGTGATGACCATCATATATAGCAATTTCTCCATCAGTAAACTGAACTGCATTAATAGGTGTCATTGTGTTTATATTTGCTATAATTTGTTTTACTTTGTTGATTCGAATATTTGGTTGTGTTATTCGTATATCTGAAATATTAATATTTACCGGTTGAACCGTTTCTTGATTTTTTTCAAATGCCTCGATTACTTCACTCCAAGTATGATGACTCATTTTAAATATGTCTTTTATATTTTTTGCATCATCAAATAATTTACCAGGAGGTAATTTATCAATTCGATCATAATTTGTTTCATGTAATAAATCTCGTAATCGTATCATATTAATAAATATATTACAAACTAATTAGTGATTTATACATATGATACGATATGCACTGGTTTTTTGTATTTCGTACACAACCCAATTGCGTGCCCAGTACCATTTGATTCACCATCCCAAAATGCAATACATTTATCGCAGTTTAAAATGATATCA